GTAAGGCAATACTAAGTGACCCAGAAACTTTCTTTACGAAAGACATTATGCACAAGCTAGACCTTGCGGCAGAAACCGAATTCAAATATGGAGTGAGCAAGAATGAAGAAACCGTTCAAGACAGTGAAGATTGAATACTTTGAGGAATTGGATACAGAAAATCCAGTTATTTCTGGCACTGTTGACAGGTGCATTCGTGTCGTGACAACTAGAAGTGAATGGATTGGATCAGATAAAGATCCAATCGTTTCAACAACTGCTGAATATCTTTAAGCTTAACAGGAACAAAAAAATGAATATTGGTGATGAAGTTGCATACAACGGTGACTATGGTGATATCCTTCGTGGAAAAATTACCGCAATTGGTTCTGACAAGGACTCTTATGATGACATTAAGCTGGCGGATGGGGTGTTTTTGTACAAATCCAAGAAGCTTAAAAAATATGTTGAGTTCAAAAAGAAATCATTGAGCTCCGTTTATATTGAAATTGCTCGGCAGGGTACAAGAGGTACTATTAATTTTGATTATATTCTTCCAGATGAACTTATTTAAACACTAAATAACCAACCATGATAAAATATAGAGTAATAAAAAAAGAAATGATTGTAGATGGTATGGATAAAGAAGACGCTCTAAATTGTATGATGACATTTCATGATTTAAATCCAAAAAACATTTATGATATTGAAGAATACAATTATGTAATCAATGAAGATAAACGTATGGGGCGTGATCCAGACCTTCATTAAACTCTTATAAATAGTTCCATGCAAGATTTCATGGGAAAAGATGGTTTCAGTTGGTTTGTTGGTGTAGTTGAAGATAGGAACGATCCTGCTAAGATTGGCAGGGTGCGAGTTCGTGTGCTTGGTAGGCACAATGAAGATTTAACTCAAGTTAAGACTAGAGATTTGCCGTGGGCCCACGTCATGCATCCCGTGACTGATCCTTCTATGCAAGGCCTTGGCCATACACCTTCATTTTTGACGCAAGGTTCTTGGGTTGTTGGATTCTTTAGAGACACTGAAGCACAGCAACCTGTTATCATGGGTTCATTGCCCGGCGTTCCCGAAAATCAAGCAGATAGCTCTAAGGGATTTAATGATCCTCGCTCTTCTGATTCCCTTCAAAAAGAATATGCATCTGAATTAGGTCCAACTTATGGGCCATATCCTGGCAATCGTAAGTCTGGCCATGAAACTGGAGAACCAGATACTAATCGTTTGGCACAGGGTTTGGCCTCTGAGTCTCATAACTCTCTTATAGAGCGTAGAGCTGATAGGTTGCGTGGTGATCCCGCTACGGTGCTTGACGAATATAGCACTGGTGAAGAAATTAATAATGCTACTGGTATTCCTACCGCAACCAAACCCTTTCTGACAAATACTAATGATGTAGATTCAACGACCTTTAAAGGTGGCGGTGGTCCCGAAGAACGGGGTTTCTGGGAAGAACCTAATCCCAAAGGTATTATTTCTGATGCTAATCCATACATTTCTGCTGCATATCCATACAATCATGTATTCGAATCTGAGTCTGGCCATATTACGGAAGTGGATGACAGCCCCGGTGCTGAACGGATGTTTCGTCAACATATGGCAGGAACATTTGAAGAGATACATCCAGATGGTAGTGTCGTCACCAAGATTGTTGGAGATAATTACGAAATTGTTATTGGTAGTGAGAACATTGTCATCAAGGGCTCACAGAATATTACTGTTGAGGGTTCAGTACGAGAGCTAATCAAAGGAGATTACATACAGGAAATTGAAGGGAACTTCTTTCAAAAGATTCATAAGAACCATCGTGTTAAGGTTGGTGCTGGACAAGATGATGCTGGTGAACCTCTTGGTGGTAATCGTGAGGAAGAGATTGTTGGCAACCATGCGTTTAATATCAATGATGATGTTAAGGGTAGAATTGGTGGTGATGCTAATATTATTCATGATAAGTCTAAAACACAAATCATTGGCGGCCAATATACTTTATCAGTTGCAGGTAAGAAAATGGATTCAAATCCAGCATCTGCCGGTATTTTCATAACAACTGATTCTAATTATATGTTGAGTGTTAGTACTGACCTTTCACAATCAACCATATCAGGTATCGTATCTGTGAAATCTGGCAGCACATTGAACATGAAATCTGCTTCTGCAATGACAATCAACTCTGAAAGTTCATTGAGTGAGATTGTTGCAACAAACACCACAAGAACAACTGGTGGAACTCATACCCACAGCATTATGGGTATTCACACTATTGATTATAACGGTGATGCACATATTCGTTACGATGCTGATTATTATAAACATGTTGGTGCTGATACACATCTCTATGTTGCTGCTGGTGTCAATCATACCCAAACAGATTCACCGACAAGAACAAGTGCTGTTGATGTAACATCCACGACAGTAAATAATTTAGAAGACGACGAGGGCGAGTGATTCATTTAGGAGATTATAATGGTTGATTTTTTAAACGCTAATTTATGTGGTGCAAGCCCAGAACTGAATGATGTACTGTCAAAGTTAGATGATGCAAAGGCTGATATTTTAGCTAAAATTAACGAATCAGCATCTGCCGCAGCTGCTGCGTTTGGAGAAGCTCGGAATGAACTTGAGGAGTTGAAAAATAAACTTCAAACTATTGAGATACCAGCTATACCCAAACTAAACTTGCAAGCAGAAATAGCAAACCTTGTTTCTCTTGTGCCCGGCTCCCCATCATTCCTTTCTGCTCTTGCAAAACTTAAATTAGAATTTGAGAATGACATAAAGGCCGCAGGTTTAGATTTAGGAACTCTTATTGCAGATGCAACTAAGGCAATAACAGGGGGTGGTGATCTTTGTGCGCTTGTCCCAAATCTTGAAAAGGCTGCGGGGAGCACAGATGCTGCAACAACAAAACCTGCCGCAGTAACACAAGCCGCAGCAAAAGCGATATCTGAAGCTCCATCTGTGATAAAACAGAATGTAAATGTTAAAAAAAGAGTTGAAAAGAATAAAGAGAAGGTGGAATCCTTTACAGTTACATCTACTTTACCAACTGCCGATTTTGGTGCATTTACAATTGTTCCTGAGAGTTTAATTGAAAATTTGGCCGTATTTACCGATACCTTTGTAAGAGAGGCACCGAAAATAGTTGAATCAATATCTGGTCAGCTACCAACCCTAACTATATCTGAAGAAACATCAGAGGAGCTTAAAACAATCTTTCAAGACCTTGGTGAGAATCTTGCTAAAGTTGTAAAGCCAGGATCATCACATAATGTTGCGCCAGATGGCACAGGATTTCTTAATAAACCAGACCTAATCTCCAAAATTTTTTCCGGTAAAGAATTAGCTGCTTTACAAAATCATATGATTGCAGCGGTTCCGGTAATGAAAGGTGGAATTGAAACTCTTGCAAGCGACCTTAGTATTAATGGTACAACCGTTAGACTAGACCCAGCTGCACTTAATAAAATTAAAGAAAGTCTTCCTCAATCCGCTACAAATATTAATGCAATAATAAATAATCTTGGTGATGTCGTGGTTAATTATAAAGTTTTTAGTAATTATAATGCTGACATGAAGATATAAATACAAATGAAACCAACAAACGATTCATTCGTGTTAATGCAAAAGATGTTTGGAAGTCTAATAATACTTATATGATGAAATAAAATACATCAGAGGGTGTATAAATATAATAAAAAGGAATACTAATGTCAAAGACCGCATACACTGATGGTACATTTCAAGGTGAAGATCGTGCAGCTCAGTTGTATTCTGATATTGATTTATTCTTTGGCCCTAAAATTGGATCAAAGGATATTTCTAAAGTCACTGACTTTGTTGCGGTCAAGAGGTCTGTAAGAAATCTTGTATTAACAAATTTTTATGAAAAACCCTTTCACCCAGAAATTGGTTCTGGGGTTAGAGATATTTTGTTTGAACCTATGACTCCGATTACAGCATATGTTTTAACTATGAAGATCGAAGAGGTGATTGAAAACTTTGAACCCAGAGCTCGTTTGGTTGGTGTTAGAGCTCAACCTAATCTTGACAACAATGCATATGAAGTATCCATTGAGTTTTATGTTGTTAATGCACCCACAGAACTTGTGAACATGGAAGTTCTATTAGAAAGATTACGATAATGGCAGCAACAAGAAAAAGACTCAGTGTAACAGAATTTGACTTTGATGAAGTTAAAGATAATTTAAAAATCTTTATGCGAAATCAAACAGAGTTCAAAGACTATGATTTTGAGGGTTCCGGCCTTAGTGCGCTCCTTGATGTTCTCGCATACAATACTCACTATCTTGGCTTTAATGCGAACATGCTTGCAAACGAAATGTTCCTAGATTCCTCTCAGTTGAGGTCAAGTGTGGTTTCACATGCAAAGACTTTGGGTTACACCTCTCGTTCTGCCACAGCTGCAAAGGCAACTATTGATGTATTTTTAAATACATCGAACGCTAGTGCAACTATGCCTGCGGGTACAGTCTTCACATCTAGCGTTGGTGATACATCCTATCAGTTCGTAACTATACAGGATGTTACTTCACCACTTAATGGCTCTACGATCACATTCACTAATGCAATTATATATGAAGGTAGTTATGTTTCAACTAGATATACTGTTGATACTCAGAATGTTGAGCAGAGATTTATTATTAGCGATACTAGATCAGA